ACAGTCATTCTCCTGTCGAACCCCTCATTCGTTTCAACTGAAAGAGGGACAGCAGCCGTCATGACTGACGGCTGTGCCTCTACTTTGCTTTTCTTTAACCGTTTCTTTCCCATTATTTCTAAACGTGTTAGGACAATTCCCAAGAAGTATTAGAAACGATAGTCTGAGATACGGCAACACCACTGGCTTCAAGAGTGATTGTCTCCTGACCAAATGAGAATACAGGGTCACCAGCAGATTGCTTGATTTGAATCTGAGCCGACTGACCTCCAGCGGTCGTTACTTTCATTGCTGCAGTCAATTCGTCAATTGTCGTATTTGCTGCAATTCCAGTGAAAGTGATACTGAACCCAAACTCCTGCTGTGCTCCAGGGTCGCCAGTGATAGCCACATTATTGGTGGTTTCTACTCCACCAGCGGTGTACTTCGAAGGAAGAGTCAATTTAAGACCTCCTGCAACCACCGCACGAGTCTCAAGATTAACCAATTCGAAGTTCAACTTCGAAGAGTTGGTTTTACCTGTAATCGTCAGAGTTCCACCTGCTTTTCCAACAGTTGTTTCTGCTCCATTCGTAAATGAAACGAACTCAGGTTTTCCTTTCTGGATAACCTTGTAAGTTTTATTCGGCGAAACTCCAACCGCCACACCTGTTACAGTCGTCTCACGTTGTTCACGACCTGTGTGAACTGTACCCGTGTTCTGAACTGTCGCATTACCGTTTCCCGAAGCGGGATTGACGGTCAACCATGCTGCCTTTGCCATAATAACAAACGATTTTATAAATTAAACTAAATTATATCACCAACAAAGATACAAATAATTAGGGAGAAATACTACTCCAATCTCCAAGGGGTCTTCGCTTCAATCTCCTGTTCACCTTTGTTGTTCATCTCATCAAGCCATACATATCCCGAACCAAACTTGAACAGTTCGTCACCAACTGATAACACCCAATCAGTATTCGAATAGATAGTGTTCTCACCTGTTGCTAACAGTGAATCCAGCCATACATACGGATTTGAAAATTCAAAATATTTGTCCAAAGGAGGCGGAACCCATCCTGGGTCTGACCCAACAGGTATCGCATCCTCAATGATAAATCTCCTCACAATTTCAGGTCGAATGATAGAAGCATAATCACCAATGTCCTCGACCTCTATTGATACGTTCTTGACCAATATCGGCTGTGGAAACAAAGCGTTTTCCGCTATCAATTCATTCGTGCTGAAATCGAAGTAAGCAAACTCCTCTTCAAATGTATTTCTGGCTCCAATAAGCAACGCATATATAACTTCCCCCATCAGAATTGACTCAAGCATATTCTCACTGAAGCACATCAAATCAATCTTCGACAAGGCTGGTTGACGGAACCCCTCACGTTCATATTCAGTCCCACCAAACGTGTCTAATACGGGTGCACCATAACCGCCAAGCGGTGCTGGCTTATCCGTAGAACGTCCTGGCTCCCTTACGATAATACAGGGAAGATGACTTTTATCCTTTGGATATTCCATCTTTACCTGTATCTTTCGGGGACTCGTATTAGTTCTCAGGAACAGTTTCTTTGCTTGCTCATAGAAGTCAAAAGAGCCGTCCCTCGTCCCATAGAACATATGGTAGAGGAAGGTCTCATGCTCCGGCACACTTTCGTAATCATACTGAATGTACTGAAGCAACCCATCGACTATCTGTTTTATTCTCGCAATTAAAATCATCTTTATAATTGATTTAAAAATTCATCAATCGCCATGTCAGCAACCTCAAACACCTGTGCCTCGTCGAGTGCCCTGTCCATGAACTTCCGAGGTTCAAATCCCGGATTTATCCAACTTAACGGGTCGCTCTTATCACTCACTCTTCGGAATGTGAAGTATCCCCCACGATTCTCCTTATCAGTAGAAGCGATATCAATTCGTACGAGTCCTTGATATTGAGGTGCTTTGTGAGTATAAGCCGGAATGATTCCTTCGGCTGTTTGAATAGGTTTACGCTGCCCGAGTTGTGCGTACTGTATAGGAAGCTGATTCTTCTTTACAGGCTGTCCACCGTTACTCTTAGCAATATCGTAAATCTCTTTCGGCAGCCGATTTTGAAACACCATTGATTCCGCCACAGCATCAGGAGTAGCGTACCGAAACGGAATTGTCAGATACCAACCCCCACTCGCAGATGTCTTCTTCTTTGAGGAGTTGGAAAATCCTGGCTTCATGTCAAAGGGAGCCTTCCCCTCTTCAAGAGCCAAAGCCAACCCGTCCTGTCCGGGAGCAAGCCCAAACACCACTTCCGTCGGACTCACCCTATCAACGTACATGGCATTCTTATACAGTTTTCGGGTCTTCTTTAACTCTCTATTGACAAGGTTCTCCCACTTGTTTACATACTCAGTCACCACCCGATTGATAATCTCGCCACCGAGTTCCTGAGCCTGCGAACCTGTAAGAGCAAACTCCGCTACGATTTCACTCAAATCAACGTGTATCGGAATCATTATCGTCGTTATATATTATTCCACTTCCATCGTAATTAGGACGCTGCATGTCTATTAGGTGAGTTCTCCGTCCCACACCCTGTATCGGCATCTTGAGGATTTGAAACTGTCCGCTCTTCTTATCCTTACCTAACGAGGCTCGGATTTCGTGAGGCATATCAATGATGTGGTATTCCACCCTGTGTTTGTACAGGACTGAAACACCTGTCTCTGGAGGAACGTTCCCAGGAGCAAATCTCAAGCAATACGGGTTCTCGGGAACTATCTCATAGACTGATGGGTCTAACTTGATTAACGGGGACTCGGAATCCTTAAAGGTGTACACTGCCACGATACCATCCTCTATTGGGGCATAAGAGAGAAAAACAGCAACCTCGTCACCTATCATCTCCCTCGCCACCAACATTTCCGTAAACGAAGCATATTCATCCTCTACCGTCACTCTATCAAAGTAGGAAAGGAAGTCTTTATCTTCATCCCGAACGGTTATCGCAGCCGTACCCATCAATTCCGGAGCCCATTGAACGTACTGTGTATTCCTGTTCAGACCTGTTACAAGTGCTTTGGTTCTCCTCGGATTTACGAAGAAGTATCCAAAGCCGTGACAGTTCTGACAATCAGGTAACGGACTGCCCGAGTTTCCCTGACACGGACAGCGTATCGCCTTTTCACAGATTATATCATAACCGTGCGCCCAAATAACCGAGTTAAAGTCATTCGGGCGAAAACTCACTTGAGGCTGTCCATATAAGGACTGCTCGGGAGCCTCTGATATAGGTCTTTGTCCTGCCATTATGCGTATCTCCTTTCTAATAAAGTTTTAGAAATCTTCTTTCGTTTCTCAACTGAACAGGGTTTAGAATTCCACGGTTGAGGTTTACCCTTTAACGCTTCAGAAATTTTCTTTCGCTGTTCTTCCGGAATAGACATTCCCCTATTCCATGCAGGTTTTCTGAAATTATGGTTCCTTTCCCCTTTGTTTGCTTCCGAAAGTTTCCTTCTGTGCTCTTCCGAAACTGAATGCTTTCCTTTATTTGATTCTGACATCTTCCTGCGAGTTTCCTCAGAATGTTTCTTACCAAACATTGGATTTTTATCACCCTTTTTCGACTCTGAAAGTTTTCTCTTATGCTCCTCAGATAAACTTCCTAAATTTACCCAATCCCCACCATCGGTCATATTGTACCCGTTGCGTCGGGTGTCGAACTTCTGAATGAAGTATATCTCAAGGAAGTCGAGTTTGGCTTTAAGAGCCTGTTTCGTAGGAGCCTCGACCCACATTACTTCTTCGACTGTGAAGTTTTCAACTCCGTATTTTCGAATGGCAGCGTGAAGTTTATAATCATCTCTACTTTGAACTGCAAATCTAATATGTTGATGCCAGCGTCTTTTTACATTCACGGTCGTTTGCCCGAAGTACAGTTTCCCAGTGGGCAGACAGGTGACGCAATATAAATAACCCCTTTCAATCATATTACCACTGACTTTATTTCATCGTAGATTAATTTTATTCGCTTCACTGTCTCTTTGATTTCACGTTCATACTGAACCAATCTCGCCCCATACCCTGCGTTGGTTGCTGATGATGTTGAACTAATTGATTGACTCAACCCGTCAACACCTATCGACTGGGCAGCGATACCCGCACCCAATATCAAGTCACCAGCAATTCCAAGTGGTCCGAACGTAGCCAATTTCCCCGTCAGATTGATTAAGTCCATAGGCATATGGTCGAGGTCGAAGCCTGTAATATACTGGAAGTCCCAATAGTCCGGAATCATCCTGAAGTGCTGACTTCCCAATTGGGTTGTCAGACCACTCAAGATGACCTCAGCATTGGCAGTAGCAACAGCCGAACCCGTAGGAACGATTGAAACTCTTCGCTTATATAGACCATAACTGTTCTGGTGAGTTGTCAGCCATTGTGTCGGATAGGAAATTTGCTCAAGATTGTTGAACCGTCCCGTCAACGATATCGGTTTGTTGACGGGATAGTTCGTGAACAGAATAGGGAAACTCTGCCAATAGTCGGCTCGGTAAAATGTCAACTTCTCTTGGTCAATGAACTGGCGCATCAGTTTCAGGTTGAAGAAGTTCTCAACCTCTCTTTGAGCAGCCTGTATATAGAACCGCATACTTTCACTGCTGAAAGAAGTCCCGTCGCCTCCCTGTATGGTTATCCCGTACAGGTACAAAGAAAAAATCTCCGTGGGATTAAATATCATCCCCGTGTTCTTTCTATACTTCATTGTCAAAACAAGTTGTCCCATCTCGCATTACTCTTTAGAAGCGTTTACCAAAAATTCGATGATTTCGGCTTTGGTCTTCTCAGCGATAGCGGTCATGTCAATACCACCCTCCTGACCAAAAGCAATCAGTTCATCTTTCTTCATTGCACCCAGTTCCTTGCGGAGAGCAGCCTCTTCCTCTTCCGGAGTAGGGTTTCCCTCACCACCTTCGCCACCTGTTACTTCGGGGTCAGCGTCTCCCTGAGTTTCCTCGCCTGTACCCTCTGTTGGGTTCTCTACGATAGCTTCAGGTGCAGGGGGTGTAACTGTCTCGGCTGGGGGAACGGTTCCCGCAGCGAGTTGAATACGAGCCTCGTGTTCACGATTGTATTCGTTCTTCCAGTTTTCAACCTCTTGCTCGAGTTCCTCAATCTTCTTTTTGTTCGCTGTATTGATATTTGTCAGGCGAGCAATTTCTTTCTTGTACCACTCTTCACGGTCTTTGAAGTCTGACTTCATCTGAACCTCTTTCGGGGTTTCGAATACAGGCTGTTTGCCGTGTTCGTACAGGTCGGGGATTCCTAACTTGAGGACTTCTTTACCAAAGTCGTCTTCAACCTCAGCAACACAATTCACAAACTTCACGTTCTTACCATTGTAATTGATGGTTTTGTTTCCCGCTTTTCTGCTAAACAGTTTCATAATTCTTTGAATTTTATTTATGATTATAAAATTAATGGGGATGGGACATACACCCCATCCCCATCATTATAACGTAATTGTCCTCATTATTAGGTAGTCGGCAAACCAATCTTACCGATGTTGATAATACGGGCAATCTTTCCAGGCATATACTCTACCGGAGTTCCGTAGTTCAATACAGAGAATGAACGTCTCGGACCAACAATAGCGTAATCCAGTTTCATGGTTCCACCCAGTTCCAGATACTCAATCATTTCACTTCCGTTGAAGTAAACGAGAGCAGACTTGGTTCCGGCAATCCAACGGTTACGGTCATGAACCTCTCCCGGATTAGCACCGTCCCAACCAGCAGCAAGTTCAGTCTTGCTAACTTCGAAGATAGGATAGAAATCAGCGATGCCTTTGTCGACCGGATTTGCTTCGGTACGATAGATGACATAACAGGTTTCAGGATAAGCCGAAGAGTTTGCACCAGCAAACTTCAGAGTCACAGACTGAATTGCGCCAACAGCCTGTTCAGCGTCGTTCAGCAAAACGGGTTCAGACTCTCCGTAACGGTTCTTCGCTGTAACAGCATAGAAGTAGTTACCAGCGTGAACAGAACCGAACATTCCCTTTGCGTCAACGGCAACAGCGACAGGAGTCGTAACATCCTTAATAGGAGCGTTCGGAGCCTTGTCAGAAGTCTTACCACGACCCAACTTAATCGGCTGGTTGAAGTCGAAGTATTTGTCCGCTTTGATGTTCACCTTACCAAACTGAGTGGTGATGTCGTTTACCGACTGACCCATAGTTGCGCCCACAACGCCACCAGCCATACCAACGATAACACGTTTAGACTCGTGGAAGAGTTTCACGTAGTTGTTGAATACGACAGGGGAAGAAACGATACGGTCGATGATACCGTTTCGGTCGTTTACAACTGCCTGAGCAGCGTCCTCAACCAAAGCGTCATTCAGAACAGAACCGTTTGCGTTCAATACGGCAGGGTCTCCGAAGTAAGCGTCAAGCACCTGTTCAGAAGTTTTACCCAGCAAGCCACCTGTGATATCGTTGATACCAGCGATGTGCTGTGCAAATACACCGTCGAACTCTTCAGGAACTTTTGCCGAGTCAGCGTCAATCACTTTCTTGTCAAGGATAGTCTGAAGCAAGATGGTCTTGTTTTCAACTTCCTTGGTGTACAGTGAACCAACGACAGTCTTGACAATCATACCCGGATGAGTAACCTGTCCAGTCACACCTGTGAACTTGACAACGATTGACTTCCGACGATATACAGAGTCGGTCTCAGTAGGAGTTTCGCCTTCCTGATTGAAGATGCCCACTTCCTGACCATACTTGTACAACTGATTGTACTGATGAACAGTATTGTCAATCTTCTGACGGTTCAACTCATTCCAGAACACCAACTGGTCCAAACGGTTTTCAAGGTTCTTCAGCACAGAATCCAAGGATTCAGGTTTCAGACCTCCACCGTTATTCAATTGGTCGTTGTACTGCATACCAGTTAACAGACCTGCTTCCATCGCCTTCAAGATTTCATCCGAAGACATACTTTCCAACGGATTTGTAGCCTCCGTTCCATTGTAATTGAATAAATCCATTTTCGTATATTATTTTAAAGTTTCGTACGAAATTATTTCACGAGGCGAACGTTCTTCTTGTTATACATATACAAGGCTGCGTCTTTACCTATGTCCCCACCAATCGGGTCAAGCAAATAGGCAGTTGTATTGTCGCGCAAAGACTTCTGTATTTCGGGGTCGGCTTCCTCGTCAATCGATTTAGCAATCAACTCACGAACAACCGCACGGTCTCTCGAAATGCTCAGAACTGTTTTGTTGTCCTCATCCTTAGCACCGCCACC